GGGCGGTAGCCCGACTACCGTTGAGAAATCAGGAGGGGATAGGCCAGATCGGGTCAGTGCCGAATCCCCTACCGCTCATGTTTTCTCGGACAAGGATGCAGTAGCGACAGAAGAAAGGATTGAAGCATGGAAGGACGCAACGAAACTTTGAGCGGCGGCATGGTTGTGGTTGCGAATTGCCCTGTTTGTGGATGGAAGGGAAAATTTTGCTCGGATCAAAATCCTCAAGATTTAGAAAATCGAGTTATTACTGCCCACGGAAATGCAACTTTGCAACAGTGTAAGGCAATACCAACTTTGAGCGGCGGCGACGTGGCGATTGATCTTTTGAGCGAAGTCATGCAATGGCATAGAGACAAGGAGTCGCCAGACTACAACGAGTGCGATAAATACCCGTGTTGGTGGTGTGAACTAGCGCAATCAGTCATCAACAAAACTTTGAGCGGCGGTAGCCCGACTACCGCTGAGAAATCAGGAGGGGATAAGCCAGATCGGGTCAGTGCCGACTCCCCGACCGCGCTCGTGGCCACCCTTGCACCAACACCACAGCACCCTGACCGCAGGGCCAAAGGACCCTAGCCCGCGAACGAGTTGACCATCCTCGTTGCCGGGCATAGCGTCCCTGCCGGTGATCACTCATGCCGTGGACTAAAACAAACAAGCGCAACTCACGCGGCCAACGCCTATACCGCTCGCCTTCAGGCCGACTCTGGACACAACGCCAGATCAGAGCCTACAAGGCCACTAAAGGCTTCAAACGCGCACCGCGCAGGCGACGCTAAGCCAAAGCAACGCCCGACACGCTACGCGCAATCCTCGCGCGGCGGAGCCACCACCCTGCATCACGCGCAACGTTCAACTCACCCCTTGACGGGTCCTCCGGCGCACGAACGAGCATGCGTGCGCGGAGGCACCCGGAATTCAGCCAGTGAATGGATGGGTGAAAAACCAAGCCTGACCCTTTTCGCAAAACTTGACGGGAATTAATTGAGGGATAAAAGTGACCGCCACGGCGGAAGTTATCTTGAAAACGCAATAACTTACTTTTTATGGCGGCACCGATGACGTTGGACACGACGCAACTGGCAAAGTTGCTGGACTTGAATCCGCGCACGGTCACGCGCTTTGCCACGGACGGAATTTTGGTGCGGGCACGCGATGAAGAAGGCAACGAATTGCAAGGCCGTTGGGAAATGGTGCGCAATACGCACCTCTACATTGCTTATTTGAAGAAGCAGGCGCGGTGGGATGACACCAGTGAGACAAAAAAGGCCTTGCTCCATAATCGGCGGCTAGGCGCTGAGGCCGAAATGAGCGAGCTTCGGCTGGCGCAATTCAAGGGCAAACTTCATCGGCGTGAGGACGTGGCTTTTTATGTGACCGGCATGCTCACCCGGTTCAAGGCACGTTGCCAAGCGATTGCGGCACGCGTGAGCCATTCGCTGGTGGGCGAAACCAACGAGCGCAAGATTCGCAAGAAGATCGGTGAGGAAGTGGAGTTGGCGTTGCGTGAGTTGGCGGTCCCGGACGAATACAGCTTCGCCAAAGCCAACGAAGACTATCTGGAAAGCCAAGGTGCCAGCATGAGTATCTTGGCCGAACTCAACGGCAGCGACGATCACGAGGCGGATGAGGACGAGGACAGTATTCAGGCCGACACCGAAACCGAAGCTGACCGTTGAGCAAGTCCGTGAGATACGGGCATTCAACGCCAACACGGTCAAATTCCTAGACAGCTTGCTGGGCGTGGTGCGCCCGGCCAGCAAAATGCCGCTGAGCACGTGGGCCGACACTTATCGCCGTTTATCCAGTGAATCCAGCGCTGAGGCCGGGCAATGGATTACTGCCCGCGCACCCTACGAACGGGGCATCATGGACGCCATAAGCGACCCGGACACGCCACGCGTGGTTTGCCAGAAGTCGGCACAAGTAGGCGTGACCGATTGCGCCATCCTCAACCCGGTTGGCTACCTGATCGACCAAGACCCCTGTCCCATACTGGTAGTGCAACCGACCATCGAAATGGCGGAGGCCTTTTCCACCGACCGCCTGTCGCCGATGTTGCGCGACACGCCGCGCTTGAAGGGGAAGGTGGGCGAAGTGCGCTCGCGCGATAGCTCCAATACGCTGCGGCGCAAAAGTTTTCCCGGTGGATTCGTGGCCTTGGGCGGTGCCAATAGCGCGGCCAGCTTGAGCGGTCGCCCGGTCCGCGTGGCGTTGTTTGATGACGTGGACCGCTACCCGGCCAGCGCTGGCACTGAAGGTAACCCGCTTCAGCTGGGGATTGCGCGCACCACGGCATTTTGGAATCGCAAGGTAGTCATCGTAAGTAGTCCCGGCACCCGTGGCGTCAGTCACATCGAGCGCGAAATGGCAGTGTCCACAGATGAGCATTGGTATCTGCCTTGTCCCACGTGCGACTTCAAACAAGAACTGGATTGGGAGCGCATCCGCTTTGCCGACATGACTCACCGGTGCCTGTCCTGCAACGAACACGCGCCGAAATGGCAATGGCTCAACGGCCAAGGCGAATGGCGTGCTCACCGGCCATACGACAAAAAAGGCCATCGTATCACCACGCGTGGTTTCCTGATCAGTGGGCTTTACAATCCGTGGGTTGATTGGGAAATTCTCTTTGACGAATTCATTCGAGCGGTCCAAGCCTTTGAAGAAGGCGACGTCGAACCGCTCAAAGCCTTCAAGAACACCCGGCTGGGCCAGTTATGGGAAGACACCGGCCAAAAGGTTGACATTGATCTCTACAAGCATCGCCGTGAAACATACACCGGTGAAGTGCCCAAAGGCGTGTTACTGCTCACCTGTGGCGTGGACATAGGTGATTACGGATTGAACTACGAAGTGGTTGGCTGGGGCAAGGGCAAGGAAAGCTGGGGCATCGAATACGGCATACTGGATGGCGACCCGCGCGAGGATGAAGTATGGGCGTTATTGGACAGCCAAGTGTTCCACCGGCTATTCACGACCCACGACGGCTTGAAAATGCGCATCCGCAAGATGGCCGTGGACAGCGGCTACGCCAGTGATTATGTCTACGCCTACACCAAACCACGCCAGCCACGCGCCATATCCATCCGCGGCGAAGGCGGTTTGGGCAAACCGTTCGTCAAAGGCGCTGGCACGTTCACCAAAAGTAACCGGGCACGCCTCGTAACCTTGGGCGTGGACACCGGCAAAGAGGAAATAGTTAACCGGCTGTTAGTCAGTAAGGTGGGACCGGGTTACTGCCACTTCCCAGCGTTGGCCAACGGTGAGGCGGCACGCGGCTACGACGAGGAATACTTCAAAGGCCTGACTGCCGAACGGCGCATAGTCAAATCACGTCACGGCTTCCGCACCTACATTTGGGTGAAACGCCTCAGTCAACGCAACGAGCCATTCGATTGCCGCAACTACGCGCAGGGCGCTTTAGCCATAACGCCCGGTGCCAAGTTGGACGCCATGAAGCGCGACGTGTTACAGACCAAAGACCAACAAGCTGAGAATCGCGTGCCGTTCGGGGCACGGCAGTTTTCCACCAAACCAGTGGACACGCCCTCTAAGTTTGGCGCACAGAACCGTCCCATCGCTTAGCCCACTCGCATAATACGTTGGAAGCAACGCGCGTTCGATACAATCTGCCGCCACTGGCCTGTTCGATGGCCAACAGGCGCTGGTAAACATGCGGTGGCACCATGCATTCAATCCGGACGTTGGGCACTTCCAACCGTGGTCGCCCACGTCCTCTTGGCTGTTGTTCACCCATAAGCAAGTAAGTTATTTCGATTTCAAGATAACTTCATTACTAGGGCAAAAGTGGGTCAGAATGTCAAGGTTTTCCTGAGTTTTTTATTCCGAGGGCTTGACGCGGACATTTAACATGACCGTAACATCGGCCCCGAATGCCGGATACACCGCGAACTGTCGTTGTAGTGGAAGCTGTGGTCAAACCACGCGAGGGTGAGCCGTTAGTGCCGTTCACTTGTCCTTGGGCGCAAGACGGCCTTGCCAAAGCCTTGGACGGCCTCAACGCCACCAGTGCCGGAGTGGAAGGCTACGGCATAGGCAAACGCCATGTGCAATTCCGTGGCGCTGCCGAACAACTGTCCAACGTAGACTACTGGATGAAGCTGGTGGAATTCTACTGCGGTGCGGACGCGCTGCCGCCAGCGTTGACCGGACGCGATACCGCTGAGCGGGTGATACTCCGAGACGTATGACACTGACACTCACCGCACCCAACGGCCAAGCCAAGCGCCTTCCGCGTGGTGTAGTGCTGGACGCCAACGGCGAACCCCTCAACATCGGCAACCGGGCACTGGCGTTTCCTTCAACGGTGTTACCGGGCAGCGCGACCGGCTACGGTCAGTATGGCGCGAACCTCAGCAAAAACTCGCTGGCTGGCTGGCTGTGGCGCGGTGGTGATGCGGACGCTGACATTGGCCTCAACGTTCAGGTTTTGCGCGAGCGCAGCCGTGACGCTTTCATGGGCGTCCCCTTGGCTGCCGGGGCAATCGAGTGCCTCGACACCAACGTCATTGGCGAAGGGCTGTTTCCTACGCCGAACGTGGATGGCGAAGCGCTGGGCCTCACCCCGGACGCCACGACCGCGCTGAACAGGGAACTGGCAGAGCGCTTCGATTGGTGGGCGTGCGACCCGCGCGAGTGCGACTTCGAAGGCAAAGACAGCTTCTACACCAAACAAAGCGTGGTGTTCAAATCGGCCTGCCTGAGCGGTGATTGCCCGGTATTGTTCCCGTTGCGGCCACGGCCACGGTCCATCTTCGACTTGCGGTTGCGGGTGTTGGAAGCTGACCGCGTGATTGACCCGGTTTTCCCTGACCCATCCAAAAACATTTTCAGTGGCGTGGAGCTAACTGACGAAGGCGAGTTAGCTGCCTATCATATCAGCGACACGCACCCGTTGGCCCGCAGTCAGTTTCGTTTCCTGACCGCCATGCCCAACAAAACAACCCGCGTCACGCCCTACGGCGAATTGACCGGACGGCGCAACATGGTGCTGGTCAACCGGCCAGAACGACCGGAACAACGGCGCGGCGTGCCAATTCTGGCGGTCTGCCTCGAATTGCTCAAACAGCAAGGCCGTTACATAGATTCCACGGTAGTGGCAGCGGTCATTCAAAGCTATTTCACGGCCTTCATTACCAGCGACTTCCCTGACCCAACTATTTTCGAAAGCCTGCTCACCGAAGAACAGAAACAGGAAGTGTTCAACTTCAACCCCTACAACGTCCAGCTGGGACCGGGCATAGTGAATTTCATGCGACCGGGGCACGCGGTCAATTTCGCTACACCCACTCAGCCACAGGCCACGTTTGGTGAATTCACCATAGCGTGCGCCAAATTCGTAGGGGCAGCTACGGGCATCCCATACGAAGTGTTGCTCAAGCAATACAACGCCAGTTACAGCGCCAGCAGGGCTGCGCAATTGGACTTTTGGAAGCGGGTGCGCAAGTGGCGAGCCATCATGATCGACGGCTTCTGTCAACCGGCCTACGAGGAATGGGTGGCAGACGCCATGGCGCTCAACCAGCTTCCATTCTTCGGCAACTTCGATGACCCATACATCAGGCGGGCCATGACGCGTTGCATCTGGACAGGTGCAAGTGCCGGTAGCCTCGACCCCGGCAAAGAGGTAGCTGCCAGCGATATGAAAGTGAAAGCTGGCTTCTCCACGGTGGAACGCGAGAGCATGGAGCTAAACGGCAGCAACTACCGCGACAACATTCGGCAGCAAGCTGTCGAACGCGACGAGTTTGAAGCTGAGGACTTGATTTACCCGCCATACCGGCCAACGGCCTCAGCGCCAGCGGCTGGTGGCGTGAAACCCACAGCACAACCCAAGGTGGCCGCACGGGCACGACGCTATCCAAGGTCAGCGCTGGCCAGCGGCCTAAGCGGGAGGTTTGAACGATGAACAACAACACGCCTGAGTTTTACCGTTTCACCTGCGAAGCAGGCGATGAACCTGCCACTGCCGAACTGCTCATCTTCGACGCCATAGGCAATTGGGAGGAAATAGGCGAAGTGAGCGCCAAAGCCTTTTCGGCATCACTTGGCGCGTTGCCACGTAGCGTCAAGCGCATCAACCTGCACATCAACTCGCCCGGTGGCAGCTTGTTTGACGCAAGCGCCATCTACTCCCGGCTGGCCGATCACCCCAGCGAGAAACACGTTTACATCGACGGCTTGGCCGCCAGTGCGGCTTCGGTGGTGGCGATGGTAGGCCACAGAATTTACATACGCGCCAATGCCACGATGATGATTCATCTGCCCAACGGCTTAGCCATCGGCAACGCGGATGATATGCGGCGCATGGCCGGTGCCTTAGACACAGTGACCGAGTCCATGATCAACGTCTACCAGCGGCGCACCCGGCTGGACCGCAACGATATCCGCAACCTGTTGGCAGCGGAAACGTGGCTGTCGCCAGAACTGGCGGTTGAAAAAGGTTTCGCCGATGAAGTGCGCGGCGTGGTCAAAGCTGCCGCCAGCTTGGGCGATGGCAAGGTGAGAATCAATGACCGCGTGTTCGATCTTTCGCGTTTCAAGAATGTCCCGGCGTTTAGCGCCACTAACAACCAACCAAAGGAAAACATGAACCCAACTAACGCACCTGCGCCGACG